TCGTTAAATGCAGCACTGAATACCACAACTGCGAATGCTTCGGTTGCTGTCAATGTTGGTGCTAACGTCAATCTGACAACAACGCGCTTTAATGTTGGTAACTCATCTGTTAATACCTTTATTACTTCCACTGCAATCGAGACTGATGGAACACTTACAGTTCTAGGAGCTGGATCTCTTGCAAATACACTGGCGGTAACAGGTAATACCACTCTTTCAAATACTCTTGCGGTGACCGGAGCAGCAAATCTTGCTAGCACACTCGGTGTAGTTGGTGCAGTTACTTTATCAAATACAATTACTGTAACTGGTAATGCTACATTCTCAAATACAATTAGTGTTACTGGTCTGGCAACACTTGGTGCTCTAAATGCTACAACTGCAAATGCCACTGCAATCAATGTTGGTGCTAACGTCAATCTGACAACAACACGTTTCAATGTTGGTAACAGTTCAGTTAATACATTTATTACGTCAACAGCAATCGAAACAGATGGTACTCTGACAGTACTCGGTGCAACCTCGCTTGCTAATACCATTGCTGTTACAGGTAATGCTACATTCTCAAATACACTAAGCATAACAGGTGCTGCAAATGCACTTAGCACTCTTGGTGTAGCTGGACCAGCTACATTAGCAAGTTCTCTGTCTGTTGGTGGTGCAACAACATTCCAAACAGACTATGTAGTTGATGTGTCTGCAAACGCTGACATTGGTTCAACTGTTGGCGCTGTTCTTGTTTACAGATTCCCGAAAGCAACTTACTCATCAGCTAAGTTTGAAGTTCAGGTAAAGAATGGTAATACACAACTTTCTGAATTGGTCCTTGCTCATGATGGTGGTTTGTCGGCATTCGTAACCACATATGGTACTGTTGCTTCGAATGGTGGAGCATCTCCACTCGGAACATTTACTGCAAATGCTGATACTTCGAATGTGAATCTATATCTTGTACAAACAGTTGCAAACTCGGCTGTCAAAGTCGTAGCTCATCTAATTAAGTAAGGTTAACATGGCAAATACTAATTTTAAAATAGACAATGGTCTTTTAGTAAACGGTGATTCGCTGTTCACGGCAAACGTCACTGTCAATGCTCATGTGATTGTACGCCAGACTCTTGCAGTAAATGGTGATTTAACCGTTGCTGGCAACCTTACATTTAGTAACACATCGCTTAGCGGTGAGTTAATCCCGACTGCAAACGGTGTCCTACTTGGTAATACAACAAGAACATTCACGGTATCTGCAGACAATCTAAGTCTTTCAAACTCTGTTGTGAATGCCAACGGAACACAAATCAATATTCGTGCTCTTTCAGGTGTTGTAGCAAATAGCTCTGGTCTAACAGTCAATGCATCTGCCATATCTAATGGTATTCTAAATATTGGCCAAGGTGGTACAAATGCAGCAACTCGAGCTGCCGGTCTAAATAATCTTCTGCCAGCACAAAATGCTTCAGTCTCCGGATACTTTTTAAGAACCGGTGGTACTGATGCAGCTTGGGTTGATGGTATTGGATATACTGGATCGCGTGGTGCTACTGGATTTACTGGCTCTGTTGGTCCTCAAGGCGCACAGGGTCCAATCGGATTTACTGGTTCAGCTGGTACAAATGGTACAAATGGTCCGACAGGACCTACTGGTTTTACTGGTTCTCAAGGAGCCACTGGTCCACAGGGACCAATTGGATTTACCGGCTCTGCTGGTACAAATGGCACAAATGGTTTTACCGGATCACAAGGCGCTCAAGGACCACAAGGTGCAACTGGCCCACAAGGGCCAATCGGATTTACTGGGTCGCGTGGTGCAACAGGCTTTACCGGATCACAGGGTCCAATTGGATTCACTGGTAGCCAGGGCGCTCAAGGACCACAAGGTGCAACTGGACCACAAGGTCCTATTGGATTTACAGGTTCACAAGGTGCAACTGGCCCGCAAGGCCCAACTGGTCCACAAGGTGCAATTGGCTTTACTGGATCAACAGGTCCTCAAGGCCCACAAGGTGCAACCGGTCCAACAGGTCCAACAGGCCCACAAGGTGCGCAAGGACCAATTGGATATACTGGCTCTGGTGGTGCAACTGGTCCTCAAGGTCCTGCCGGTCCTACGGGACCAACTGGTCCACAAGGCGCACAAGGTGCTCAAGGTGTTACAGGACCAACTGGTCCGACCGGACCAACAGGATTTACTGGGTCAAGTTCGGCTGACCAAGTTGCTACACTGAGATACGATTACTATTATGATTATGGTACGTATTATTCGCCAGGAGCTGGTTTTAGTTACAACACATATGGAGTTAAGAACGTTTCGTCTCTTACATGGAACAGTGATGGTGATATTACTGTTAACTTTAGTATTACTTTCAGTAACGCCAACTACAAAGCGTTCTTGCAAGCACCTGGAGGCACAAGCACCGCCGCACGATTAGTATATACTGGTATTGAAAATCAAACCACTACAACATGTCGTGTGCTTACAAAATATACATCAAATAGCTCTGGCGGTCAATTCATGACAAACCCAGGTGGTATTCACAATTTCATGGCAATACAGTTTGCATAAGGTATAAAGATGTCAGAACAAGGAACACCTCTTTCAGATAATATCATCGTATGGACAACCGAAGACGGTTCGATTCGTATTACACAGATGATTGATGATACCATCGATGTAGATGCTGAAGCAGAAAGAATTGCGGTAAACCACCCAGAACTTACTTTCCGTTTTGCCGGAAAAATGTCAGAAACTGGAATTGCCATCAACTACTTCTATGGTGCTCTTACACTAGATGAAGATAATAATTTTGCTTATGACATGGTCAAAGCACGTGAAATCTGGAAGAACATGATGCGTCGTCTTCGTGAACCAAAACTACAAGAGCTTGATCTTCAGTATCAAATTGCTCTTGAAGCCGATGATGAAGAACTAAAAGCTGAGATTATTGCTAAGAAGAATATTCTTAGAAACTGCACAACGAATCCTGATATTCAAACAGCTACTTCTCTGAATGATCTAAGAAGAACATTGCCTGAACTATTAGCGGATTAATTATATGATTGTACGTGATGGTGAGAATGCTTATGCATTTGTGCACAATCCTCGAACCTCCGGAACGAGTATTACAGATTATCTTTTAAAAAATTGCGAAGGTAGAAGACTTTGTAATGTAGATGATTATGTACAAGAACATTCGATATATGCTGAAGAGATAAAGTACAGATCTTTTTCAAATCATTATATCTTTGGCTTTATTCGTAATCCATTCTCTCGCGAATCTACACTTCACAAGTTGTATTGCAGAGACACTGGAACTGATGTAGAATTTAAAAAATGGTTATTTGACGAATCGATTCCATGGTATAGAAAACCGCAGTATGGATATTTCTGTGATTCAAATGGAAAGATCAAAGCAAACATCTTTAAATTTGAAGAAAGAACAAGTGCCATTGCTACTATTGCTGATGTAATTGGTACAGATGCAGAAGCATTTGAAAAACACAATGTACATAATGGCTTCAATATTAATATGTCGTATATCAATGAATATGATAATGAAATGATAGATCTTGTATCAGAAAGATATAAAGTAGATCTTGAAGCCTTTGGTTATTACTTTGATGGACACACACCTGTAATTCAGGAAGTTCCTTTTAGTTTTGATGAAGACACAATTCACTATAATATCAAACCACCAGAATATAGGTTTGTGAATGTATGACAGAACTTAGTTATGATTTTATAGTCTCAGATTTTTTCTTAAAAGACTTTAAAGAAGAACTGTGGGTCGATCAAGAAATAGTTCGGACAGCATGGTGCACAGAGTTACCTGAAGCTGATCCGATTATAGAAGATTTACTTAATGCGTTTCCTGATATTACACTTGATTATTTGAAATCAAATAAGTCTAATATGATTGGATACGCATCAAACTATCGACCACCATATTCAAATGGATGTGTTAGTTGGTATGCTTGGGAGTACCCAAGCCAAGAAGATCATGAAGAGTATAACATATTCTTACCAGATGGATGCAAATTAAACAGATGGTTCGGCAAGAAATATGATCTTGTAACAAAAGAAGTCTGGCTAAAGTATGTGTTTGCTGGTAAGACGATGAGAAGACCTGATCTTCCACCATGCAAAATTGAACCATTCTATGCTTTGATATCTGACCAGAATAAGAATGTTCTTCCACATGTGGATGTTTATTTTAATTCTACACACGAAGACGTGAAAAAGTATTGTGAGGAACAAGGACTTATCTATCCAGCTCCTCCTGAACTTGAAAGAGATGAAAGAAGACTTTGGGCTGTTGTTTATGATTATGACACATTGGAAATTTCTAAGGTAAAGGCTTATGATATCTTCAACTTTAAGAAGAGAAACCAAGTTTCTACAATTTGATGAAGAATTCAAAAAAACACTTGAAGATCTAGACGAAAAATTCTGGTCAACAATTGAATATGAGAAAGATCTATACACTATAAATAGATATGTTAAGTTTGAGGAAGAATAAATGGCAATTAAGGCAAATCTACAAATCGACCAAGGCGCTGATTTCAGCACAGACATCGATGTGCTCGATGATGCTGGCGATGTAGTAAACCTAACTGGTTATACTGGTGCTGCGCAGATGCGCAAGCACTACACTTCTTCTACATCAACTGCTTTTACTGTAGCCATTAATGCTGGTGACGGAACTGTAACACTGAGTATGAATGCTGCTACATCTGCAAATGTAACTGCTGGTAGATATGTTTATGACTGTGAACTGACAAGTTCAAGTAATACAGTCTCGCGTTTGGTTGAAGGTATTGTGACAGTCACTCCTCAAGTTACGAGGTAATCATGGCTCTCAAAGCTAAAATTATACAGAATACAAATATGATTGCAAGAGTTACCACGTCTGGTGACTCTCTTGCCGCCTCTAAACCAGTAACTCTTAAGAATCAAATTAATGAAATTCGTAGCATTGAAGATTTTGGCGATGTTGATGAAGTGAATGTAACATCAGGTGCTACTCTAGTGTATAATTCCGTAAGTGATAAATATGAAGTAAGACCGCTCGCAATCGAAGACCTCGGGAATATTGACGGGGGAACTTTTTAATAAGGAAGACTAATGGCTAATTTAATTCAGATCAAAAGATCTTTAAATACAGCCACCGCTCCGTCATTAGCTAATGGTGAATTGGCCTTTACAGCAAACGGTGACCATCTGTTCATCGGTTCAAATGGTGCGTCATTCACCATTGCTGGTAAGTTCAATCCCGGTGTGCTCACCGCGAATCAGGCACTTGTTGCCAATGGTTCAAGTGCTATCAATAATATTATCGTAGCAAATCTAGTACCGACAGTTGTTTATGCAAATGGTAGTATTGGTACTGCTGGCCAGCGTCTGACTTCGAATGGTTCTACTATCTATTGGGAAACACCTCTTCCAGGTGTTGCCGGTGCAAATACTAGCATTCAGTTCAATGACAGTAGTTCACTTGCTGGTTCTGCTAACCTAACATTTGACAAGATTACAAACCTTCTTTACGTTCCAAACGTAAATACTGCGTCGTTGAATGTAACCGGATTTACTGCTAACTCTACACGAGTATCAATTTCTACTGGCGCAGGTCTGGAAGCCAATGGTGGTATTGGTAATGCTGGTCAGGTACTTCACTCGAACGGCACAACTGCTTACTGGGCAAATACTACAGCTGATATTACTGAGGTAATTGCCGGCGACGGTATAACCGGTGGTGGTACCGGTGGAGCTGTGACTCTCAATGTAGTTGGTTCGAATAGTATCAGCGTTGCAGCAGATTCAATTAGTGTCCCAACCGGTTCTACACTCACAGTCAACTCGACTGGTGTGCATGTCAATAATGCGCTATCGATTGGTGATCTTGTTCTTTCCGGTAACCTGACCGTTTCTGGTACACTTACCACGATTGATACAAACAACCTTACAATCGAAGATCCTATGATTAAGGTTGCTAACGGCAACGGTACAGATACCGTCGACGTTGGTTTCTATGGTATGTTCACAAACGGTGGCACACGTTATACTGGTCTTGTTCGTGATGCATCAGATGGAGTCTATAAGCTCTTTACTGGTCTCGAAGTTGAGCCAACAACGACAGTCAATACTGCTGCTGTTGGTTTTGGTATTGCTTCTCTTGAAGCTTATCTGAACTCTGGTGCTTTAATTTCAAATAATAGCACTCTTAGCATTACAGCAAACAGTGAGATCGCTGTTTCGATTGCAGCAAATACTATCAAGTTATCAACACTCACGTCTGGTGGTATTCTAGTTGGTAACTCAACAAATGGCATGACAAACTTGGCCGTCGGCACAGATGGTTATGTTCTACAGTCAAATGGCTCAACAGTAGTCTATGGCACACTTGACGGAGGCACGTTCTAATATTATGGAAGCTGAATTTGTTAATGAGTATATTAATCGATTGACGATGAATCTACATGAATCCGTAAGTAAAACCGTTCTACATGAAACAAGGCTGGCGATACTCGAAAAGAGTTACGCCAGCCTCCAAACTGAACACCAAAAAGTTTTACTAGAATTAGAGCGTCTTAAGAAGAAACCTTCAAAACAGAATTTAGATTCTACCGACGCCTAAAGTGATAGTCACCATCCACGTTACCAATATGGATCTGACTCACTAGTTCAAATCCCATCTCGTCGAGATATTCGATCACTACATCTTTTTGTGGTGCACCTAGGTTGTATTCCTGGTGTTGCATTTCAATAATGATGTCTTGACATTTTGATAGTGTCTCTTGCCCACCGACAAGAATTAGTAACTCTGCACCCTGCACATCAATCTTGACAAGGTCTGGCTTCGGCCAGCCTTTTTCTGATGCAATGTCGTCGAGCGATCTCATCTTCTTATCGACTGCGTGTTCCTCAGTAAAGAACTGAGTATCTTCCTTAAAGACTGAGTTGCCAGCAGGATCCATTGGATTCTCGTAGTACTTTACCCATCGAGTAAAGTCTCCGACTGGACCATCACAGTAATAATCAAGACCGGATTCCTTGTAAAGAAACTCTGCATGATTCATTGCATCAAACATAACGATCTTTGAATCTGGCCAGATCTTCTTAGCTTCTTTGGTCCAGTGCATTACACAAGCCCCAATATCGTAGATCACCTTTGGCTCTACGCCTTCTAGCATCATGCCATTGAGATAATCAACATGATCTTTTGGCTGGTCGTCTCGCAGTGACAACTCTCGAAGTCTTGCCTCTACTAGATTGACTTCTGGCAATTGTACGTGCATAGTCGTAGAACCGATGTGGCCACAACGAACTGACGGATCACACCAAAGTTTAAATCCTTTAGTGATTGCCTTCTTACAGAAATCTGTATCTTCGCTGATCGTATTACCGTGATCGAGAGCAGGATGATACTCGAACTGTGGATAACCTACACCGGCCAGAACTTCTTTCTTAACAAGCACACAGCCAAAGCCACAACCACCAATACCAACTAGATTCCAGTTCTTTGCATAGAGATCTTCGGTTGTCATACGTGTACCGAACGGCTCGTAGATCTCAAGCATCTGTGGTTCAAGTCTCTGACGATACACACCAGAAACCAGATCCTGATCATGAGCAAGGAGTTTTTTCAGCGTATCTGGTGGAAACGTAATGTCATGATCGACCGAGAACAAATAGTCGTAATCACGTACAACCCAGTCTGCAATCAAGTTACGAACCTGATCTACTCGGTATCCATAGAAGTATTGAAAGGTTGTTTCATATCCTTCAGGAACTTCCAAGTCATAGATCGACTTAAAGGTCTCTGCTTCGATATAACGAGCAGTAGGAATGGCAATTAAGATTTTTTTCATAGCGGTCTGAGATCAATCTGTCCTGGAAAGAATGGAGAATTATTCAATATTTTTGCTGCAGTCTTATTTTGTTCTTCTGCATTTACTTTGTAGTCATTAAGTGGATTCAGATCGTTATAGTTAACTACAATATCTGTTACGCACACAACTTTGTTCGGATCTGCTCGTTCAATTAAATAATAAAACAATGAAGTATCACCGCCTGCTCTTGGCCATTTTCCATCAATCTGCAAATCTTCTTTTGTCAAGTTTTTAACTAACGAAGATTTAAACGTACGCAGGTGCGTGTATGGCATGTTCCAATTGAACCTGTATGAACGATAGAATTTGTTTGCCTTAATTTCAGGCGGATATTCCTGAGCAATCAGCGGAATGTTGTCTGCCATAGACCAACACGATCCGTATGTAAACTCAGCATCTTCGTGATAAAGGTTGTTGTACATATGGAAGATAGTGGGATCGTTGACAAGTGAATCATCACCATCAAGAAGCATGATATACTGTTCTGTTATCAATTGCTTGATCGTATCATAGTGATTTGCAACAGCGCCAAGATTCTCTTCATTTTGTAAAACAGTAAAGTGCCAACGTTGCCATTGTGGAAGCGAGTTGATGGTTTCCCTGGCGACCTTTACTGTATTATCTGTTGAGTAATCATCAATAATATACATGTGATAGTCAGTATAGTCTTGCGCGGCTACAGATCGAATACACCTTTCAATGTATGCTTCAGCATTATATACAGGCGTAATAACTGCTATAGATTTTTCATCTGAGATCTTAACTGGTTGGAGTTCCTCTGCATTCAAGAACCGGCGGTTGAATACTTTGCGAACCTTATTGTTGATCTTCGTAACCTTGCGATACTCATCAACAGGCAAGTATTCACCAAGTTTCTTATACAGATGTTGTTTCCACTGAAGAGCAACCGTATCCCAAGTACAAATGTCTTTGACCTGATTGCAAGCGTACATCTTCTGTTGATGCAGATAAGGAGTATTATATGCTTCTACGACCTTGTCAACAAACAAATTCACCTGTTGTTCCTGGTTCAGCCATTGCATTGCCCAGTTCGGTTCAACAGGATACTTGATCTTCCATGATGCCAGATCAATTGCAGTCTCTTCAAGTGCACCGAACTGACATGTGATGAGTGGTACATTATGAGCCAGAGCTTCAAGTGTTGAGATGCCAAACGTCTCTGGGAAACCTACAGGGTAAATCATGTAGGATGCTTTGCGTAGGATATCTGAGATCTCTTGTTGAGTAATTACACCGGTGAATTCAATGTCTCCACCATAGTGCATCATAAGATCAGTCCAGTCTTTTTGTTGCTGGTCTGGACCTGCCGCTTCACGAAACTTATAATAGCCACCGACAATCTTGAGCTTTGCATCTGGAATACGGCGCTTAACTTCTGGCCAGATCTGTTTGACAAGAGGAATCATTCCCTTGGTCACAGATGCATTGAAGACAAAAAGGTTCGGATCTTTCTCACGAATATCAATCCAACCTGGATTCATATTGCCAATACCGTTACGAGTCAGGAAGATGTGATTCTTTAGAACATCATAGTTACGACGGAATCCATGATCGCAGTGAGTTACGTATCCAGTGTGCCAGTCTGAGAGAGTAAAGATTTCATTCAGTTTGCCAATATTAATCAAATACTCGATCTGATCATCGCCCTCGCAGAACGTATCATGCATCCAAAGGCAAACGTGTTTAGAATTGGCTATAATTGGCCAGTCTTCTGCAATGGGTTTTACGGACCGAGATACGATACAGACATCATATGTTTTACGGTTTGACTTGGGTCCATCGCCAGCTACAGGGCGATAATTAACACCATTATACAATCCCCCGCGCGAGTCATCCGAAACACAATCATTAAAGACTGTAACATCAAAGCCTATTTTGGCAAGTTCTTCTGACATGCGAATTACGGCCGATTCGGATCCTCCAAGTCCTCTCTTTAGAGTGGATCCGTCATAGGTTAGGCCGAGTGTATCTATAAAAGCAATCTTCATCATAGTTCCATTATAAATAAAAACAATAATACTGTCAACTAAATAGTTGGCTTACAAGATATATATCTGCTTTGGGGAGCCACATGGCAAACAATAAGATTCAGTTTAAGCGCACGACTATTTCTGGTCGTACACCGAACACTACAAACTCTGGCAATACTTCTTATATCGATGCCGGCGAATTTGCGGTTAATCTGACTGACCAAAAGGTCTACTCCTCAAACGGATCTGTCGCATTCGAAGTCGGTGCGAATCTAGCTTCTCTCAATGTAGGTGGTAACGTCACTATTGGCGGTAACCTTCAAGTTACCGGCACTTCTATTAGTATCTCTGGTAATAACCTATCGATTACTGATAGTATGTTGTACCTGAACCAGGGTGTTCTTGCTACAATTACAAACGTTTCTGGTAACGGTTCTGTTGTTACATTCACTGCCAATAATAACTATGCTTCCGGTTGGGATGTATATGTTACTGCGGTGGATCCAAGTTCTTATAATGGAACTTACACAAATATTCTTACAGCAAATGCTACACACTTTACTGTGGCAAATACAAATACGGCGACTTATGTTTCCGGTGGTACTGCTCGTGGTAAGACAGATATCAATCCAGACATTGGTTTTGCTGCCGGATATAACGACGGTACGTATCATCACACCGGATTCTTCCGTGATGCAACCGATGGCCGATACAAAGTTTTTGATAGCTATCTTCCAGAGCCAGACACTTCACCATTTATCGACACATCAAATGCCAGCTTTAAGATTGCCGACTTCCAGGCAAATACACTCTATGCAAATTCAATCTATGCAAATGGCAGCTTAGGTACTGCTGGCCAAGGTCTTGTATCAAACGGATCTGCAGTATATTGGTCAAACAATCCAGGTTATACCGGTTCGGCCGGCCCGCAAGGCACAACCGGCTTTACTGGGTCGATCGGTGCTCAGGGACCTCAAGGTGCAATTGGATTTACAGGATCACGAGGCACAACCGGCTTTACTGGTTCTGTAGGTGCACAAGGACCAATTGGTTTTACAGGATCTACTGGTGCACAAGGGCCAATCGGCTTTACTGGTTCTGTAGGTGCACAAGGACCACAGGGTGCGACCGGCCCGCAAGGTCCTATTGGATTTACCGGTTCTACTGGTGCACAAGGTGCACAAGGTCCAATTGGCTTTACTGGTTCACAAGGAACTACAGGATTCACTGGTTCTGTAGGTGCGCAGGGTTCGCAGGGTAATATTGGTTTTACTGGTTCTGCTGGCGCAACTGGTGCTCAAGGACCGATTGGATTTACTGGTTCTACTGGCGCGCAAGGTGCTCAAGGTCCTATTGGATTTACAGGTTCATGGGGTGGAACAGCCTATGCTAACGTAGATATGAATACGTTTAGTATTACTAATGCTGGTACTCTTAGCGCGGTTGATCTGACACTTAGCGGTAACTTAACTGTATCTGGCACAAGAACTTATGTCAACACGACGACTTTAGATGTCGGTGATAATATTGTAACCCTCAATGCTGATCTTGGAGCGGCTGCACCTACGGAAAACGCCGGTCTTGAGATTATGCGTGGTACATCTGCAAACGTACAATTCATTTGGGATGAAACAAACGATCGCTGGACAACTAATGGACAACCACTTGCTATTTCATCGCTTGTAGCAGCTGGTGCAGCGTCTGGTATTACAACATTGGCTGCTGGCAATACTACAATCACTGGGTTTGTAAATGCTACATCTTCTGTCAATGCTGCATCTCACACAGTTGGCACTAGCTTCATTGCTAATGCAACAGGTACCACAACTAATGTAGCTTCATGGGGTTCAACCTTTAGAGCATCTAATAGTACTAACTTTTCAGGTATTAAATGGGAGGATACCGGTGGTACTATTAGAGCAGGCTTGTATAGATATGATAATAATAACTTAACCATATCGATATATGATAATACTGGTACATTCCAGGCGGCTCCTATTATTATTTCGGCAACCACCGGCACAGTTACATTATCAAGGCTTGCAACCACCAACGGTACATTTTCTGGAGCAGTATCTGGAATTACTACACTCGCTGCTGGTAATACAACCATTACCGGCTTTGCTAACGTTTCTACTACTTTGCAGGTTGCTGGTATTGCAACATTTAATGCTAATGTGAATCTTAATGCTGCTGACCATCTAATCTTAAGTTCGACATCAGGTATTTCGGCCAATGGAACGCTTGGTACTTCTGGTCAAGCCCTAATATCTAATGGTAGTGCTGTATTCTGGTCGAACAATCCTGGTTATACAGGATCTACAGGACCGCAGGGAACAACTGGCTTTACTGGTTCTGCTGGTGCAACTGGTCCGCAAGGACCTATTGGTTTTACAGGATCTGTTGGTGCTCAAGGTCCAACCGGTCCTCAAGGACCACAGGGAACAGCCGGCTTTACAGGATCTCAAGGTCAAATTGGTCCTCAGGGTGTTACAGGACCACAAGGCACACCAGGATTTACAGGATCAACTGGTCCAACAGGGCCACAAGGACCGATCGGATTTACAGGATCAACTGGTCCAACAGGGCCACAAGGTCCTATTGGATTCACTGGATCTGCCGGCGCAACGGGTCCTACAGGTCCTACAGGTCCACAGGGACCAATCGGCTTTACAGGATCTCAAGGTCCTATTGGCTTTACCGGTTCAACCGGCCCTCAAGGTGCACAAGGACCAATTGGCTTCACTGGTTCACGTGGTGCAACCGGTTTCACTGGCTCAACTGGGCCGACAGGACCACAGGGACCAATCGGTTTCACTGGTTCAACTGGACCTCAAGGTGCCCAAGGACCAATAGGATTTACTGGTTCTGTTGGTCCAACCGGCCCAACCGGTCCTACTGGACCGCAGGGACCAATTGGATTCACGGGTTCTGCTGGTGCGACCGGACCTACAGGTCCAACTGGGCCACAAGGTCCTATTGGATTTACTGGATCTACCGGGCCGACCGGTCCTCAGGGTCCAATCGGTTTCACGGGGTCAATTGGTCCAACCGGTCCTCAAGGTCCTATTGGATTTACTGGATCACGTGGTGCAACAGGTTTCACCGGTTCTGTTGGTCCAACCGGTCCTACAGGCCCAACGGGTCCTCAAGGACCTATCGGATTTACTGGTAGCCAAGGTGCTCAAGGTGCACAGGGTGCAACTGGACCAACTGGTCCACAAGGACCAATCGGTTTTACTGGTTCTGCTGGTGCAACTGGCCCGCAAGGTGCTCAGGGTGCCACCGGTCCGCAGGGACCAATTGGCTTCACTGGTTCACGTGGCGCAACTGGTTTTACTGGTTCTGCTGGTGCAACCGGACCAACAGGTCCTACTGGCCCGCAAGGTGCTCAGGGTGCACAGGGTGGTCCTGGTCCAACCGGTGCTACTGGTCCTCAAGGTCCTGCCGGTCCAACAGGACCACAAGGCGCACAGGGCGCTCAAGGTGCAACAGGACCCACCGGCCCATCTGGCAACCCGTTTGGCGGTGGTAACTTCACTGCCGCGGTAACTATGAATGGGGTTACTATCAATAACCCCTCGCACTTCCAATGGGAAGGAGCATCATTTAGAAACCCCGGTGATCACACACCACCTCTTATAATTCGTCTCGATAATAGTACTGGCGGAATCAACGGATCACGTCCGGCTCTTTCGCTATACAATCAAAACGGAAGC